TCTTCCATGCCGTGCTTATTGCACAGGCTGGTCACTTCAGCGATGCGGGAACGCTCAGCCTCAACGGCCTCGGCCCGCACCACTTCCATATCAGGGGTGGTGTCTTCCATTTCAGGAACAGGTGGTGTGGATATTGCTGCCGAGGCAGCGGGTTCGGGTTCGGCGTCCTCAACGATCGAACGTCCGAATCCCACCTGATGGGGATCAGCTGGGATCGAAACGACCGATAGTTCGTAAGGCCGCCATGAAGTAGCAACAAAGTTGCCATCTTCTCGCTCCTCCATTTTGTCAATGGAGTAGCCGAAGGAGACATTTCGAAGAATGCCATCCTTCACATCACTCAGCACTTGCTGAGCAAACTCATTGCGGCTAAACCGCACTCGTGCATAGCCCTTACGCTTTTCATCGTTCATGTATGCACGCTCAACAACGCCGATGACTCGGTCAGCGTCATGATTGAAGAGCAAAGGTGCGCTGTCATTCAAGCGGTCAAGATCAGCCGCGCCCTTGTCATGGCTCAAGATCTCGTTGCCGAAGTAACGAGCGACGGGATATTCAGATGAAAAAGGGAACTCAAAGGTGCGATCCTCAACCTCATCAATAGAAGTTGTCTCGCTGCGCTTGTAGGTCTTGCCCTCAAGCCAACGCAGAGCCGCGATCTTCGTCAGTGCAGAGAAACGATGCCCAACCTGCACATCAGTCTCTTCCCAGCCCTCGTCACCTTCGCGATAAACAGTGATTAAGGCAGCAGGGTCATCCTCATCACCGTTGATGGTGAACTCGGAATCAGGCACGTTGATCGAGCCATCGCGTTCGATGCGATCAATCTTGCCTTTTGCCTGCCCTCCGGCGCTGTTCCATTGGACAAAATCGCCAACAGAAAGCTCATCAGGCTCTGCCCTATTCGTGTCCATGCTCCTATCACGAATTTCTTTGATTCTATCTGCTTTACCGCTACTCCACCTCATTCCAGCGTCTCCTCCCCATGCAGCCCAGGCAACTCTGCCCCGTGAGGGATAGCCATCCTCATCAGGCGTAAAACCTTCGCCTTCTTTGTCTCCAAGATGGCGCGCAAACCAAGCATTCATGGCGATCACAGTGTCGGCGCTTAGCTCATCACCGCTCAAAATCTGCGTGGCTCTGCGTGCTGCAACTTCAGTGCCGCCAGCTTCGCCATCAGCCTTCCAGTCGCGATAACGCTGCGCCTCTTCCCTCATGCCCTCAGTCGGCATCAGGTCAATCTCAACGCCTTCAATCGTCGCCATCTTCCTGCACCTCCTCCTCGTCAGATACCGGCGGTTCAGTGTCTTCAAAGGCTGGAATCGCGCCCATGCCTAAGCCAGGCTGAACACCACCGCCACCGTTGACTTCGCTGGGATCGGTGTCCGTGATGATGTTCTTCTCGTCAAGCATCGCCAGCTCGGCCTGACGCATCGTGAGCACCTCTTCAATGTCGCCGCCTTGCTCGCTGATGACTTGGCCAAGTGTCTTAAAGCCGCTGCGGACTGCTGCCTTATAGGCCGCAACTTCTTTCTGAGGATCAACCCATTCCCAAGTGCGCGGCACCCACTTACTGGCGCGATAACGCTCAGGGTCAGTCTCGTAGCCCGGCAGGTTTAGCGTTCCGCTGAGCACTGCCATATCCAGCCATTTCTCGAAAACAATGTGATGGAAGTTTTCGATGAAATAACGCTGCAAACACTTGTATGTGTCTCGCTCCTCAAGCAAACTCAGCCGGCTGCTGCTGTAGTTCGACATGCTGTAGTTCTTTGAAATACTCTCGAAACTCACGCCAATTCCAGCGGCCGCAGCGCGCAACATTGACCGCGTAAACGCTTCGAGCTGACCATCAGGTGCGTCCAGCTGCGGCACCTCTACGCTCTGCCCGGGGTCCAGGTACTTGAACACACCAGGCTGAAAGTCTGTGACGCGCTCACCATCTACAACGTCATCGCCAATCAGCTCACCCTCAGGGCTGGTGATGAATCCCATCAGCGCGCTGCTAGCCCGTGCACGCACAAGCTCTGCATTTTCGTAACCGTCGAGCATGTGCAGACGCTGCAACGCTGAGGCAAACCAAGTGACGCCGCGCGTCTGACTCGGACGCTCAGGAATAAACAGATGGATGACATCATCAGCATCAACACGGATGCGGCGTGTTGTGCGCACATTCCCGGCGTAAACATCGCCCGGGTGGTTGGCGTAAAAGTTGTAAGCGATCGGGCGCAGGTATTCATCCCGCTCAATCCCCATCCGGACGGTCTTGCCGTCCTTAGTTGCCTGTACGTCGTCATCAATCAGATAATCCGACTCCAGCACTTGCAGCGCAAACGGAATGCCGCTGTCGCCAAAAGGTCGGCGGATAATCCTGATGAACACCTCACCAGACTCAGCCAAGCTGCGGCACAGCAGCCGCTCCATGTCATAAAAACTCAGCAGGCCGCTGACATCGCAGCGGCTCTTGTGGCTCCAACGCTTCCAAGCTGCATGGATGCGGGCATTAACGGCCTCATCCATCCGACCGCCACGCTGCATTCGCACCTGTGACTGGTGGTAGATGCCATGACCAATCACATTGTTGGTGATTGACCTTAGGGCCTGCTTTGCATAGTCGTTGTCCCTGCAAATTTGCCGCGCCCGATTGCGCAGCATCTTGATGCTCGACTTGATCTCGCTGTCTGCACTGGTGCCACTCGTCACCCAGTCAGCAGTCAGCCGGCTAACTCTTGCGCCTGCATAACTGCGGCGGCGCTGGGGCCGCTCACGCCTAAACAGTTCGCGGAATGCAGATCGAACGCCCATCAGAATCTCACGAACAAGTTGTGGGGATTGCCCTGGCCATTGCGAATCAGATCAGCTGTCTGCTCACGCTTAACCTCAGCCTTCAGTTTAGTTTCCAAAGCCAGCAAATCTGCTAACTCATATTTCTGCAAATTACGCCCTGCGATTGAGTAACTCTTTACGGCGCCACCGTCGAGAATCGTGCGGATTGCAGCCTGTACTTGATCAAGATCAACCTGAGCACGGCTGCGACCATCAAACGCGCCCGGAGTGCCTGAATAAGCCAGACTCTCAATGGCCTTGAACTGGCCCTCGCCTGCCAGATACTGCGTCGAGCCGCTGACGGCTACAAGCTGGAAATACCAAGTGCCAGCAACCCAGTCAGTAGTCGTTGACGACGGAATTGTGATGCGCCAGCCGTCGCCCTGATCAGTTCCAGTTACCGCTGCACCTTTGCTGGCTGTATTTGTCCGCCCGTACCAAGTCAGCGTGTATGTGTTGTCAATCGTTGTGCCAATGCTGTTGGCAAAAGACGGCACATCGAAAATTACGGTGTCGCCGATCCTGATCTCAGCCGGATGTTTAATCACCAGTTGTTCACGAACGACGGCGCCGCAACTGCTTTAGGCGTTGCTTCCTTCGATCTTAGCGGCTGCTCCAAACGCTTTTCCAACTGATCCCAAATCGTTCGGCGATCGTATTTCCGATAAAGCAGCTGCAAACAGGCATAGGCGTAGCAAAGGGTGTCCCAACTCTCGTTCCTTGCACCGCCTTTCTTGACCCAAATGCGCTCAGGGAATCCGTTTCGGAATTTGATGGCCTGTTTTTCAGCCGTGAGCATCTTGAAATACTCCTCACCCGTCGTCGCGTGAAAGTGCAAGTAACCCTCACCCGGCTCGGTGTACTTCAAGCGACCCGCAAGCGTATTTTTTATTGAATGAACGCCAAGTTGGAATAGTTGCGCCCCATTCTTCACGGTCTTGCCCTTTGCATTGATGTCCACTCTCGATGGCTTGCCAATCGGTGGCCTGTCTCGCTGACTTGAACCCTTGATGGCGATCACGCCCTGGGCTCTGCGCTCCCTGGCGTATTGGTAAACCTCAGACGTTGCCAAACCGCCAGAGTCAACAGCAATGAAGTCAGCCTTCAGCTTGTAGCCAAGCTCATGCGGCCACTTGCGCGTCACGAACTCGTCTAGCCGCTTCCACACCTCAGAGCGCGTGGCGTCTCCCGCGATCTCGACATATTGGATCAGCCAGCCCTCTTCCTTGCGGCCCCAGCCCCATACGCTGATCGCCAATCTCTCGCCAAGCGTTCCGCCGCCGCCCTGAACGTCAACACCAATCGTCACCGCCAGCACCCCAGCTGGCAGCACACCCTCCTCGTAATCCTCACAGCGTTCAACCAACGCCTCAGCACTCATCGCGCTGCTGTAATCGTCTGACCAGGATTGGCCGAGAGTGGTGTTGATCCAGACCCGCAGCTGCTCAGGGTTTGACTTCGCCTCTAGAAACTCAGCGACAAGATCAGCCCAGCGCGCGTTCGGGCTGTAGCTGTACGCCGCCCAGATGTGAAACCCTGCGTGTTTACCGTTGCCCGGCGCAGTAGCCCGCCACTCCCCACGCTCAACCATCCAACGCTTCTTTGAGTGCGGGATCAGAACGCCGCAACCCTTGCAGGCATAGGCAGCAGTCTCTGGATCATTGTTGATCCACTTGATGTTTTCCCACTCCAGCACCTGCATCTCGTTGCATTCTGGGCATGGGCAAAAATACTTACGCTGATCCGACTCCTGATACATCCGCTCAATGCGGCTGAAGTCCTTCACCGTTGGCGTGCTGCCTGCAATGATTTTGCGGTTCCAGTAATACTCAGTTCGCTTAATGCCCAGCTTGATCTGATCACCTTCAGATCCAGCCGACGCCGGATAACCATCAACCTCATCAAACAAAACAACGCGCCTACTCACACGCCTAAAGCCACGCGGTGAGTTAGCCCCGACAAGCGACAACGTGCCGCCCGGAAAATTTTTCTGCAGAATCGTGTTGTTCCCGTCCTTCGCTTTCGACTCACTCACCAAGCCAGCCAGACAAGGCGTGTCTCTCAACATCGGGGCAATCTCTTCCTTCGAGTAGCCCTGAGCGTCCTCAACAGTCGGCTGCACAACCATGATCGGACAAGCGTCCTGGTGGACGTGATAACCAATCGCGTGGTTGATCATCTTGGTGTAACCCACACGCGCTGACTTCATCACCGTGATCTGCTCCACAGCCGGATCAGTCACCGCGTCCATCATTCCCTTCTGATACGGCAGCGTGTGCCACCGGCCTGCCTCAGCACTCGATTCAGCAGACAAGAACGCATAACGATCAGCCCACTCACTCAGCGTCAGCTTCTCCGGCGGACGGAACGCCTCTAAAGCTCCACGCATCAGCTCAGCAATGTCAGCCATTAGCCAAGTCCTCCAGGGCTTCGCGCACAATCTCTTCAAGCGCCACGAACGCATCCGCCGGGATCTCCGGTATGCGCTGTTTAGCTTTCGACGGAACCGCCATCATTTTGGTCCGCGTTATCGCAACTAAGTCACCCCAAGCCTTAGCCACCTCATCAGCACGCACAAGCTCGCCCTCTTTCTCTGCCCGCTCCAGCTCCATCAGCTCAGCGCGCAGCCATTCAGTCCGTGCACGGCTTTCGTTGTAATCAGGCAGCTCCTCAGTGCGCCGCTCAACAGTTGGCCCCGGCCGATGTTGCCTGATATTCGGCATTCGCTTTCTGCTGTTCTCTGCCCACGTCTTTTCCAAGCCGTCACGCTCAATCCACTCCCTGCCGTCCTGTTCAACAACACTGATCCGGCCGTGCTTAATCGCCTGGGCCACAGCCTGCCCGCTAACTCCCACTATCCGCGCAGCTTCAGCCTTAGTTATCAACATTCAGTTTTAATTGAGCTTAAGTTGATTTAACGCCCCCAAAGTAGGGCGGGTTAGGGACCGTGTGTCAGTAGTACACCCCTAGTCCTATTCTCAATAAAGTCTCAACGCCGTGCCTAGATAAAAAACGCGCGCACGAACGACCA